GGTCGAAGCTGCGGTCGCCGATGAAGGTGCGCAGCCCCTCGGTGCCCTGGTTGGTCAGCAGGATGGTGGGCATCATCTCGCGGTAGCGGCGGTCAAGGATCTCGAACAGCACCGTCTGCTCTCCGTCCGTGCCGTACTGGACGCCGATCTCGTCGATGACCAGCAGCGGCACGTCGGAGAAGCGCGCGATCACGCTCATCTCGCTCTCGGTCGATTCCCGGCGCCAGGTGTTGCGCACCTCGCGAATCAGCTCCATGCAGGTCGTGTACTGGCCGTAGCTCTTCAGCGAGTGGATGATCTGGGCAATGATGGCCATGGCGAGGTGGCTCTTGCCGGTCCCGGGCTTGCCGGAGAACGTCAGGCCGGTGCCAGCCTTCCAATGCTCGTCAAAGTCGTCGGCATAGGCCTTGGCGACCTGCAGCGCGTGCTTCTGGCCATCGGATGTGGCGACGTAGTTGGAAAAGTCCCGGTCCTTGAACCGTTCGGCAATGCCGGAGCGCGCCATGCGGGCGTCGATCTTCTCCTGCTTCTCGGCGTGCTCGCGGTCGGCCTGCTCCTTGTCCTGCGCTTCCTTGGTGCACACCGGGCACTTCGAGAACCGGGCGCCGACGATGTGGCGGGCGGTGTAGGGGCCGTGCGTCTCGCAGGTCGCGGACTGGTCGGGCCGGCGCGCCATCAGGGCGCCCATGCTGGTGTCGGTCATTCGAAGCCTTTGGAGTAGTCGATGTCGTCAAAGCCGGTGTGGCGGCTGGCCTGTGCATTGCGCGGTCGCTGCGGCACCAGCGTCGATGTGCCGATCACGATGAACTTGTCGATCTTCTCGGCATTGCGCAGGATCAGGTCGAGGCCGTTGTACTTCGTCCCGGCCTCGTTCTTGCCCATGTGGTAGTCGGACTTGGCGCAGCCGGTGATGGCGCTGCAAAGCTGCTCGGCGGTGTATCCGGTCTTCAGGGCGGCCTTGATCGTCTTCTTGCGCTTGTCGTCCAGCAGGGACCGTGGCGAGTCCATGGCCGTTTTCCAGAACTCGAAGACCTGATCGACTGCGACAGACACCGAAGGAGCGTCAGCGACGTGTATGTCTTTGGTTGCTGGTTCTTGGTTAATGGTTATTGGTTCTTGGTTAGCTTCTGATTGGCTTTCTGATTGGTTGCAGGTTGCATCCACATTGGAACCAGATTGAAACCCGCTGGGTTTTATGTTGGCTTCAATAGCACCCCCAGTAGCTTTCTTTGGCCTACCACCCAGCTTTCCATTGGATCGCGCAGTCTCAGCCTTCCCGTGATATTCAGCTATCACCTTGTCACAGATTTCTTGCTGGTATCCATCATCCCCACGGGTGAACTTGAACCGTAAAAGTCGCTCGACAATCTTCCGCTCTTCTTCTGAATCAACTCCTATTGAGTCGCACAGGCCATCAAAATCAAGCGTCAGTGGCTTTTCAGAGTCGTAGTAGACATCAAGCATGTCGCGGTAGATCCACCGCGCCTGTCGTGTCATGTTGACCGTCCCTGACCTGAAATCGCCGATGTGGAAAGGGTAGTAGTTCATCGCCTAACCCTCAAAGCTGGCGATGACCTGGAGCACCAAAAAGCGCGAGCCAGGAACTTTTATGACCAGCCGCCGCGCTTCGTCTGAGGCTGCCTCAATGGTCTCGTGGATGCAGGTGAAGCGCATGGCCTTGGAGTTGGCGCTTTGCCGCATGACTGCGAAAAGACTATCCAGGTTGGTGAGCGGCCGGCGATCGATGGGGGCGCTGGTAGGCGCTGGTTTCTTGAGGCGTAGTGTCGCCATAGCTTTCTCCAAACAAGAAAGCTCCACATACGATCTCCCATTGCTGGGTTGGACGAACGGGGAAGTACCCGCCAGAGCGTATGTGGAGCCTTACTTCAAAATCGCGTCCAAACGATATGCGGATTCTACCTCAGAACCCGAAGACGGTTTGCAATCCTATGGCGAATACATAAACGGCGAAGTGGAAGGCCAGCAGTGCGAGCCAGATTTTCCAGGTCATTCCTCCTTCGCCGTAACGGTCGCGCATGATGCGATCCTCTTCGGTGCCCCACAGGTCGCGCATCGGGTTGCGTTTCATGATTTCTTCTCCAGTGGTTTGAATTTCGAACCAGTCGGGCCGTTCAAATAGTGCACGATTTCCTGCTGCGCGGCCTCCCAAGTCCAGCACACGGTCGCCCGGTGTCCTTCTTCACTCATGCGCTGGCTGTACCAAAGCTGCTCGGGCGTCGGCTTGTTCTTGCCCGCCTTCATTTCGATGATCAGGCCGATCCAGCCACCGCGCGCCACGGGTAGCTTGACATCAAACTCGCCCTTGAGCATGCCCGCGGCCTTGGCCTTGCCGGCTTGCGCGGTGGACAGCCTCACGCCGTTGAGGCTGCAGGACAGTAGATCGAGAGCGGGGTACTGCGCCAGCACGGCCGGGTTGCGGGCCCAGGTGAAAAGGGCGCACTGGTGCTGGAATTCCGGCTGCGCGCGGCGTTGTTTGGGGATGCCTGAGAAAATCATGGGCTGAAGGTTTCGTGGTTGAGAAGGTCGAACAGGTCGGGCGTGTAGGGCCCGGGCTCGCGCTTCACCGGCCTGGCAAAGCGAATGGCAGAGCCCTTGCGGGTCTTGGCTGGGACAATGCCCGCCTTGCGCGCGCAGCGTGGGCCGACGGCCATGGCGCCGATGAAGGCGAACGGCTCGGTCTTGCGGCCGCAGAGCACACACACAAGCCTCATGGCGTCGTCCACTCCACAGAGCGCAGCTTGTCGGCATAGTGCTGGGCCTTCTCCGCGTCATCGGAGGCGCCAGCCTTCTTGCCGGCGCGCATCGCGTACTTGATCACGTTGCCTTTGAGGAAGCCTCGGAATTCCTCCGGCGTGAGCACAAGCGCCATCACGTCCCACGGCTGCATGGGCATGTCTTTGTAGTGGCTTCCGCCCACTTGGATGTCGTCTGGATTGGTCATGATGTGAGTGTGTAAATGCCGCGCACGATGCGCTTGACGGAACCGTTGTCGATCAGTTGGTCCAGCACCTTCTGGGCGCTTCGGTAGGGCCATCCGGTGATCAGGGCGAACTGCTCCAGGGAAAGCGGGCCGTGCTCCAGCAGGCGCAGGGCTGCGTAGGAGCGGGTCACAGCGTCACACCCTTCTTGACGCAGGGCCACACGCGCACCAGCATGGCCAGCAGCACCAGGTCGGCGGACTTATCGCGGTTGTCGATGTCGAGCGTCAGGTACTGGCGCGCCATGTCCGTGACTTGCTTCAGCGTCACACCATCAGGTGCACACTGGACGGCGCCCAGTGCCGTATCGAACACGCCGGCAATGTAGCCCATGGCGACGAGGCGTGACTGGTCGCCGCCGTTCAGCTTCTCCAGGATGTCGCCGGCCGTAGCAAAGGACGCATGGGCGGATGTGGCCATGGCGAGGATGGCGATGCAGGCAAGTTTTTTCATGGTGCGGCGGTCCAGAGTGTTTTGGGGGACAGGTTTGAAGACTTCGACGGCGCGTAGCCGACGTGATGGATGATGCCCAGCCGGGCCGCGCGCTTGAACACGGCGCCCCAGGCCTTTCCGCTTTCAGGCGCGCCCACGATGGCCATTTCGGTCTCGCACCAGGCGCGCACATCTTCGGCAAGGAACTGGTCATCGCTGTGCGCGAGGCAGTACATTTCGATGCCGTGGAGCGCGTCGTCGCTCCAGCCCCACTTCTGGCGGTTGGCCCGGTCTTCAGCGAGCGCCATGCCGGTGTCGGCCGCCTCGCGTGCTTGTGCGTAATCCATTATTTTCTCCTTGGTAAAAGTTGCTCGTATTTCAATGCGCAGCTCCACCCATTCTTTGGTGGGTAATACCTGCCGTTCCTCATGTATCCGTTACATGCTCTAATTACCGCTGAAGGCGTCACACCAAGCACAAATGCAGCCCGGACTGACGAGTCAAAGATAACCCCATCGATAATCCAGAACTTTGATACGCGTTTGTTTTCTTGGCTCTTCCTGATCGGAACCCATTGACAATTCCCAGGCTCATAGCCTTTGTCGTTGTCTATACGGTCTATCCAGTGGAATGCTGGCTTTTCACCAACATCAGCAACAAAATGCTCAAAGTCTTGATAGTTGATGCGTATTCCTCTACCGCCGTAGTTTTTGTAGTGTTTGTTCTCTTTGTTGTTGCAGCGCTCTCTCATATTCATCCAAGCGGAATAGGTTGGCGTCTTGCTCATTCCATGAGTTCGGGCTGCAGCCACTAACTTTTCACGCCTCATGCATCCGCAGGACTGCGCCCTGCCATTCACAAGCGCCCCCCGCTGCGGGGCACACGTCGCGCCACAATCACAAACGCACAACGCTTTCGGGTTTTTCCGGTCAGGGATTAGGCCTGTAACCACAAGGCGTCCATACCGCCTTCCAACTTCAACGGGTGACATCAATAAGTCCTTTTTCAAGTAATCGTCTGAGCGTCTTTGCGTTATTCCTGAATGCAAATTCTCTACGCTCATCCTTTGACATGATTTTACCTTGATCGTACCCGCTGTGGCAAGCATAGCAAAGGAACATTATTGTTGCATCGGATGCTTTTAGGCCCATCCCCTTTCCCTCGTTGCTGTGCGCTGAAACTATCGTCCCATCATCCGTTCCACATTCAACACACGATTGACCTTTGGCGAGAGATAAAAGTTTGCTGTTTCTATATGTCATGCTCTTGGGGATTTTGAAGTTACTGTGGTCGATGCCGTCGATCTTCGGGCGCACCTTGCGGCGGGCCTTCATCGGCGTGCCGCGCGCCATGGGCGTGGTGCTGGGCTTCATGGGCGAGCGCTTCACAGGAACCTCAACAGTTCACCGACAACCCGGTCGAGGTCGGCCCGGCCGGCGTATTTGGTCAGCACCTTCTCCAGCAGCACATCGGCCACTGACGAATAGACGCGCTCGAATTCCACATCGTCCATCGAGGCAAAGCTGATGCTCTTGGCCTGCAGCGTCATCGTTCCGTCGAGGTGGAACGTCTGCTCGTAGTGGCCGGCCAAAATCGTCACGTCCTCGCGGAAGCGGTCGAAGTCCTTGCGCACCGGCTCGCCGCGGTAGGTCTTGTGCTTGCGGCCCGGATCCCACGCTTCAAAGCCCAGGTTCAGGAGCGCGAAGAACTTGCGATGGAAATCCGGGTTGCGGCTGAAGGTCATGCTGACCTCGACCAGTTCACCCGGCTCCATCTTGATCATGCGGCCCCAGAACCGGCGCCATGCCTTGCGCGCCTCGTCGCCCATGCCATCCAGCGCGCCAAACAGAAGGGTGCGAGCACCTTCCAGCCCCTTGTCGTCAGGCAGTGCGATATTGGTGCGCAGGATGGTGAACTTGGCCATGATCAATAAGGGATATCGTCGTCCATATCATTGAACCCGCTCGCCGGGCGCGGCGCCTGGCGCTGCGGTTCTTGACGGGGCTGCTGGCGACCGCGCGCCTCGGCATAGGCATTGCGCTCGGGCTGGGCGGCGGGCGCTTGGCGCTGCTGTGCGGGCTGCTGGCCTGCATCCTGACGCGGACCCAGTTCCACGCTATCGACGCGCGCCACCAGCTTGTGGCCTTCTCCGCTCTGGCCCTGGTAGGTCTCAATGTGGATGTCCGATAAGGCAAAGCAGTGCACCGTGCCCTTGAGTAGGTACTGCGCCATGGATTCGGCCTGTTTTCCCCACAGGCTGCCTTCGATCCATTGCGTGGCGCGGTTGTTCTCCGCACCCTTGCTGAAGTAGTTCACGGCCAGCGACAGGTTTGCCACGGCGGTGCCGTCGGGCAGGTTGCGTATCTCTGCATCACGGCCCAGGCGGGCCAGTCCAATAGTCTTCATAGGTTCTCTCGGTTGGTGGTTAAATCTCGCCCAGCGCAGCGCGGGCTTCGGTGATGCCTTTTGTGGCTGCGTCCAGCGCGCGGCGGGCCTTGTTCAGGGCGTTGGCGTGCGGGGATGTCTGGGGCTTGGTGCCGCAGTAGAGCGAGACGATCAGCAGACGCACGGCGCGCGGCACGTTGCCGCCTGCTTCATAGCGGGCGCTGACCGATTGCTGGACGCCGGCAGGGCCCCAGAATTCCTTTTGCGTCATGCCGCGCTCGGTGCGCATCTTGCGAGCGACTGGCCCGGTAATTTCGTGTTCTTTCATGGTGCCTCGAATCAGTTTGGTTTGAAAACAGAACCAATGGTAACACCATCCGGGGAGCTGGCTAATCAATTTCGTTTGCATTTCAGAACTGAATCGCCCACCGTCCCTGCAAAATGCTGGGGGAATGGTTGCATGAG